AAGCGCAGACGCGCGGTGATGCACTGAGCCGACAACTGGCCGACGCAACGCGCGAGGCAGGCCGACTGCGCAAGGAGCGAGACGATGCGATTTCCCGCACGACCACTGGCCGTGTGTGCCTGGACGAGCCTGCTTTGCGGGTGCTCGACGGTGCCCCTGGTCTCGATGCCGATTTGCCCGACACCGCCGGCGGCGCTGCTCGAGCGGATGCCGGACGCGTTGCCACCGATACCCACGTCGCCCGCTGGGCGCTCGATGCCGGCGGGCAGTACGACGAGTGCCGGCGCCGGCTCGATGCGCTGATCGGCTGGCACGAGGGGGCGCCTCGATGAACATCGAACAGCTGAACTTCGGCTTCGGGACGATGCAGTGGGTGGTGATCGGGGTGATCGGCATCTATTCCTGGCTCATCGGCCGCCAGGCGGCAAGCGCCAAGGAGCTGCTCGAGTTGCGCACGCGCATCACGACGCTGGAGGCGGAGATGCGCGCGGTGCCGAGCCACAACCAGCTCAACGAACTGATGGGCCGGCTCGAGCGCCTGGACGCCAAGCTGGAAGGCGTGACCGACAGCATGCAGCCGCTGGCGCGCAGCCTGGACCGCATCAACGATTACCTGCTGCAGCACAAGTGAGGCGCCCATGAGCTATTCCGATTTTCTGCGCCGCGACATGCGCCTGGTGATCCTGCGGATCCTGTCCGAGCTGCCCAGCTACCGGGGCAACAGCTCGGTGATTGCGAACCTGCTGCACCAGCTCGGGCATTCGTGGACGCGCGACCAGGTGAAGGCCGAGCTGCGCTGGCTGGCCGAGGTGGGCACGCTGAGCGTGGATGAGGCCGGCTCGGTGTTGGTGGCGACGCTGGCCGAGCGCGGGCAGGACGCGGCCGAGGGGCGGGTGACGATCGATGGCATTGCGCGGCCGAGGGCCTGACGATGGGCCGCAAATCTTCGGTGGATCGGCAGTCGCCGGGCGTGCGGGCGCACATCCTGCGCCGCCTGCGCGAGAACCGCCTGACGCTCGACGAGTTGATCGCGGACCTGCATGCGAGTTTTCCGGATGCTGCGGCCAGTGGCGAGCTGCCCAGCCGCAGCGCGCTGCACCGCTTTGGCCAGGGCGTGCAGGAGATCGTGGCGCACGAGCGCGAGATGGCCGCTGCGGCCGAGGCGCTGGTGGCGGAGCTGGGCGAGGAGTTCGACGCCAAGAGCGGCGCGCTGCTGGCGCAGGCGGTGACGACGCTGGCGAGCAAGACGGCGATGAACGCGATCCAGTCGGACCAGGCGCTGGAGATTGGCGACGTGCTCGACCTGGCGCGCGCGGCGAAGGCGGCGCAGGAGGCGCGCAGCCTGAATCTGAAGGAGCGCCAGGCGGTGGCGAAGGCGGCGCGCGAGAAGCTGCTCGAGGAGCAGAAGGCCAAGCTCGATGCGATGGGCAGCAAGGGCGGCGTGACCGAAGAGACCAAGCGGGCGATCCGCGAGGCGCTGGGGATTGTGTGATGCGCTGGAGCGTTCGAAACATCTTCATCACGCCTCTGGTCTTGATCTGCGCACCGTTGACGCTTGCGTCTCGATTCGTCGCTGAATTGTTGCGCCACACTGCCGATGGAATCGATTGGTTGGCAGATCGAATGCCACGGTGGACGCTGTGATCAAGGGCCGCGCCAAGATCATCCCGGCCGATCGGGACGCGATCTTCCTGCCGTTCCAGTCCGCCTGGATCAAGGACACGTCGCGCCTGAAGCTGATGGAGAAGTCGCGCCAGATCGGCATCAGCTGGTCGACAGCCTACGGCGCCGTCGAGCGCGCGGCCGCGCAGGGCGCGCGCCACGACGAGTGGGTGAGCAGCCGCGACGACATCCAGGCGCGCCTGTTCATCGAGGACTGCAAGCTGTGGGCCGGCATCATGGACCTGGCCGCGAAGGATCTCGGCGAGCAGGTGATCGATCCGGACAAGAAACTCTCCGCCTACGTGCTGCAGTTCGCCAGCGGGCGGCGCATCCACAGCATGAGCAGCAACCCGGACGCGCAGGCCGGCAAGCGCGGCAGCCGCATCCTGGACGAATTCGCCCTGCACCGCGATCAGCGCAAGATGTGGGCGATCGCCTACCCCGGCATCACCTGGGGCGGCAGCATGGAGCTGGTGAGCACGCATCGCGGCAGCAATTCGTTCTTCAACGGCCTGGTGCGCGAGATCCGCGAGAAGGGCAACCCGAAGCGGATCAGCCTGCACCGGGTGACGCTGCAGGACGCGCTCGACCAGGGCTTTCTCTACAAGCTGCAGCAGGCCCTGCCGGCCGATGCCGAGCAGCAGGACATGACCGAGGCGGAGTACTTCGACTTCGTGAAAGCGGGCGCGGCGGACGCCGAGTCGTTCGACCAGGAATACATGTGCATCCCGGCCGACGACGACGCCAAGTTCATCGAGTACGAGCTGATCACCGGCTGCGAGTACATGGCGGGGATGCCCTGGGAGAAGGATCACACCGATCGCTTCAGCGGCCAGGTGTTCTGCGGGGTGGATATCGGTCGCAAGAAGGACTTGACCGTGCTGTGGGTGCTCGAGCTGCTCGGCGATGTGCTCTACACCCGGGCGGTGATCCCGATGGAGCGCATGAGGAAGAGCGCGCAGGAGGCCGTCCTCTACCCGTGGTTCGAGATCGCCGACCGGATCTGCATCGACGCGACCGGCCTGGGGATCGGATGGTCCGACGACGCCCAGGATCAGTTCGGCGAGCACCGCGTGGAGGCGGTGAACTTCAGCGCGCAGGTGAAGGAGGCGTTGGCCTGGCCGCTGAAGGGGAAGATGGAGGATCGCGCGCTGCGCATCCCCGATGACCCGACCATCCGCGCGGATCTGCGCAAGGTGCAGAAGGTGACGACGACCGCCGGCAACGTCCGCTTCGTGGCCGACAGCACGCCCGATGGCCACGCCGACCGCTTCTGGGCGCTGGCGCTGGCGATCCACGCCGCGGAAAACCCGGCGGCGCCGATCGAATACATGAGCGCGTTTCCGCGTGGCGCCGACATCCAAGGATTCCTGAATGGCTAAGAAACAGACCCCTGCGGCCGCGCCCTTGCTGGACACGGAAGTTGCCAACCGGCTGCGCGACCCGTTCGAAACGACCTGGATGGGGGTGCTGCAGACCAGTGACCCGCTGTTGCTGGAGAAGGGCGACCCGAACGGGGAGATCTATCGCGACCTGAAACGCGACGGCAAGGTCTTTTCCGGCCTGCAGAAGCGCCAGCTGGCGCTGATCTCGCGCCCATGGCAGGTGGAACCGGTGGAAGACGGCGAGGCCGGCACGGCCGATGCGGAGGTGGTGGCCGACATCCTGAAGCGCTGCGCCTTCGACCAGGCGTGCTGCGACCTGATGGATGCGCTGCTGCGCGGGTTTGCGGTGAGCGAGGTCGTGTGGACGGTGCGCGACGGGATGATCGTGCCCGCGCGGGTGGTGAAGCGGGCGCAGCGCCGCTTCAAGTTCGTGCAGCAGGACGAAAACGCCCCGCCCGAGCTGCGCCTGCTGACGCGCGAGAACATGCTGACCGGCGTGGAGCTGCCGCCGCGCAAGTTCATCGTGCATCGGATGAACCCCGAGGATGACAACCCCTACGGCACCGGCCTGGGGCTGCAGCTCTACTGGCCGGTGTTCTTCAAGCGCAAGGGCATCATCGCCTGGAACAAGCTGAACGATCGCTTCGGCAGCCCGACGCCCTGGGGCAAGTACCCGCGCAACGCCGGCCCGAAGGAAAAGGGCACCCTGTTCGATGCGCTGCGGGCGATCAGCAACGATGGCGTGGTGATGACCCCCGAAGGCATGCAGATCGAACTGCTCGAAAGCAAGCTGACCGGCTCCGTGTCGACACAGGAGAGCCTGTGCAACTTCATGGACGACTGGATCGCCGAGGTGCTGCTGGGACAGGAGCCGCGCACGAGCGGCGGCGGGGCGCTGGCCGCGGCGAGCAAGGAACGCACGGCGGTGCGGCTCGACCTGGTGCAGGCCGACAGCGATCTGTTGAGCGACACGCTCAACAGGACCTTGGTCCGCTGGATCTGCGAGTACAACGGCCTGGCGCCCTGTCTGGTGTATCGCGTGATCGCGGAAGAGGAAGACCTGAAGGCGAGCAGCGAGACGGACAAGAACGTGTCCGAGATGGGCTTCGAGCTCAATCTGGACGCGGTGCGTGCGAAGTACGGCGAGGGCTGGGAGAAGAAGGCGCCGGAGCCCGCGCAATCGCCTGTTCTGCCGGGGCGGCGTCCCGCAACCGTTCCTGTTATCGACAACGCGGAATCTGATGGCGAAGTACAGGAATCTGTAGCCGAGACACAGGAAGGGGTGACGGCGAGCTTTGCCGAGCCCGGTGGGCGCGATGCGATCGACGATGCGGTCGACGAGGCTCTCGACGAGTGGGAAGAGGTGATCACCCCGATCACCGACCCCGTACTGGCCGCCATCGCCGACGCCGCCGACGCCGGCGAGACCGCCGAGCAGGTGCTGCAGCGTATCAGCGCGCTGCTCACCGCCGAGAACGCCCCCGACGCGGGCCCGCTGGCCGAGCGCCTCGCACAGCTCGCCGGCGCTGCACGTCTGGCGGCTAATGCGGGGGGCCGAACGTCATGAGAGAGGTGACCGAGCGGGACTTCCGGATGCCTGAGTTTCGGGATGCAGACCCCAAAGACTACGAGTTTCGTGAAGATGGCAAGATCGTCCGGAAAGACCGTTGGGAAACGGGGATTCGCCGCATCCGTTCGGCCCTTGGGGACCATCGAAGAGAGTTTGAGATCGATGACGTCATACAGGCAGTAAAAGCGCTGATTGCGGCAGTACCTCCACGGTCCGACGAGGAGTGTGATGAATGACGCCCGCGGAATTCGCCCAGGTCTTCCGCCTCACGCCCCAAGAGGCGATCGCCTACCTGCAGGCGCGCGATCTGCTCACCACCACCGACGACTGGTACGAGCTGTGGCAGGACGAGCATGCCGCGCAGTTCACCGTGTCGCGCCTGGCCCGCGCGGATTTGCTCAAGACGATCCGCGACGCGATCACCCGATCGGTCGATGGCGAGCTCTCCCGCCGGGACTGGATGCGCGACATCAAGGGGGCGTTGGTCGATGCCGGCTGGTGGGGCGAGAAGACGATCACAGGACAGGACGGCGAGCAACGCACCACCACCTTCGACGCCCGCCGCCTCAAGCTGATCTACGACACCAACACCCGCAGCGCCTACGCCGCAGGGCAATGGGAGCGCATCCAGCGCACCAAGAGCGCCTTCCCGTACCTGCGCTACATCACGATGGGCGACGAGAAGGTGCGTGCTTCGCATCGCGCGCTCCACAACCTCGTGCTCCCCGTCGACGATCCGTTCTGGGACTACTACCTGCCGCCCAACGGCTGGCGCTGCCGCTGCCGAGTGGTCG